CCGGCAACCAGTCGGGATGGGACTGGAACCTCAACACGCGGATCTTCCCCCAGTACCACCTCACAGGGGTGTTTCCTGAAATGAGTCGTGTTGACAACATCGGCGTCCATGGCGTCCATGGCACAGCGGAGAACTTCCGCACCGCCGAGAGCTTCAGGCCTCTCCACGCGAGTGGGGGGTATCAAGTGAAGGGCCGATCTTCAGAGGTGTGACGAGTCTGCCTCCCGAAGATGGTGCCCCCGAGCTGGGCCCTGCTTTCCGGCTGCCTACCTACATCATGGACAAGCCCGAGCTGGTCCAGATCTTCGAGGAGTCCGTCCGGAAACTTCAGGCGGAGTCCCGAGGGATGCCGATGCACACCGTGCAGGAGTTCCTGCTGGAGCGGATCGCCACCAAGTATGTGCTCCTGAAGTACCGCGAGATGTACGGCGCGGAGGCCAACGGCCACTACGTCGGGGTGAACGCCGAGAAGGACGCCAACGCCCACTGGCTGGATCTGGTCAAGGAATGGGACAAGGTCTTGGCCACTGGACAGGAGCAGATGCGCGACGCCTTCCTGAAGGAGTTCACGAGCATCGCCCTCCGTGGTGTGGAGCTGGTCGAGGACAAAGAAACGCGGCAGATGCTGACGCGCCACTTCAAGGAGCAGTTCGCTGCTGCTGGCTACTGAAAGAGGATCCATGGACGCAAACGAGACTGACCTGATCCTCAAGCTCGCCGCTGCGGGCCCGTGCTCACTGGACTCCTCCCCGAAGAAGAACTGGGTCGAGAAGGCCGGGGGCCTGCCGAACTACATCTGCCACATCGCCAAGGGCATCATGAAGTCCGGCAAGTCCAAGGGACAGGCTATTGCCATTGCCGTTTCCCGGGTCAAGGTGTGGGCAGCGGGTGGCGACAAGGTGGACAAGGACACGCAGGCGAAGGCCGCAGCTGCTGCGTCGGAGTGGGAAGCCCTGAAGGGCAAGAACGCCTCCAAGAAGATCGTCAAGGCCTCCCGTCACGACGGATTCCAGTACCTGATGCTGACCAACATCGGCTCGTTCAACACCGACATGATCCGCAGCGCGTGGAACGCCCGTGAGCGCGAGATCCGCAAGGCCAAGGAAGCTGCCCACCGCGCCGAGAACGGCGACGGGCCGTTCTCCATGGAGGCTGCGGCCCCAATGCACAACTACAGCTGGATCCGGGAGCTGTGGACCGACTACATCATCGTCGAGGTCGAAGGTCACGAGGGCACCGAGTTCTACAAGGTCCCCTACACCGTGGAAGGCACCGACGTGGAGTTCGGCGACCCGACCGAGGTCAAGCAGGAGTGGGTCGACTCCCCCGAGGAGGACAAGCTCTCCGAGGCCGAAGAGGGCCTGCTCGAAGACGTCATCAACATGAAGAACAGCGACCCCAGCTTCCTCGCGAAGATCCAGAAGATCGCGCAGCGGGGGTAGCCCGCGTGCTGTTCAGTGGACCCAACGCTCTGACGACCTCCTTCGACGTCGAGGTCGAGTACAAGCCACGGTCGGCGGCGGAGGACCTGTTCGTGGAGGAGCCGGTCCCCCTTCAGGTGTTCGTGCAGGACAAGGCCTACCTCGGAGCCACCGACTGGATGCTCTCCGACATCCAGTACGAGCTGGTCCGGGTGATCGAGCGGGTCTACCTCCAGCAGACCTTCACCGACATGGGCTCATGGTTCGGCGGCTACTGGGCCAAGCCGTACCCGATGAAGAACCTGATCGTTGCCGAGTGGGGCAAGGGCGGTGGCAAGGACTCCACCGTGCGGGTCGCAGCCATGCGGGTCGCCTACCTGTTGATGTGCCTGCGCTCCCCCCAGCGCTACTTCAACATGCCGGAGGACGACTCGATCCACATCCTGAACATCGCGGTCAACTCCGCACAGGCCAACCGCGCCTTCTTCGAGCCCCTGACTCGGATGGTGAAGCGCGGCTGGTTCAAGGACAAGGCCGAGCCCAAGCGCGACACCATCGAGTACGCCAAGAACATCACTGCCATCTCCGGCCACTCCGATGCGGAGTCGCAGGAAGGCCTGAACATCATCCTCGGGGTCGCCGACGAGATCGACGCGTTCAAGGCCAAGGGCGAGATGATCGGGCAGGGCAACAAGGCCCGGGAGGCGAGCACCTCCGCCGAGTCGATTCTGAAAATGATCAAGACCTCCGCGTCGACCCGTTTCCCACAGAACTACAAGCGGGTCGCGATCTCCTACCCCCGCTACCTCGGTTCCACCATCCAGCAGCTAGTGGCCGAAGCCGAGCAGGACATCGCTGAGGTCGGATCTGAGCAGTCGATCTACTTCGCCTCCGGCCCATACGCCACATGGGACGTCAACCCACGTATTTCTGGAAAAGACGCCTTCGCGTCGGACTACCGCAAGGACCCGGAAGAGGCTGCGGCCAAGTACGAGTGCCGCCCCTTCCGAGCCACCGACTCCTACTTCCGCAACCCGGCGATCTTCCGGATGGCCGTCGACCGTCCGGACCAGCCCATTCAGGTCGACTACGAGGTTGTCGAGACCACCAGCAAGGCCACCGGCCAGACCGTCCGTGGGTGGGAGCCGGTCTTCACCTTCGCCGCCGACTTCCACCCTGTCGCCGGAGCCCGCTACGCCATGCACGGTGACCTCGCGGTCACGGGCGACCGGGCCGGGATCGCCATGAGCCACGTAGAGCACTGGGTTGATCAGACCGAGACCATGGAGGACGAGACCGGCTTCGTCTCCGCCTACACCACCACGGCCCCCCACGTCCGCAACGACTTCACCATCAGCCTCTCCGCCGACATCGCCGCCGTCGACCACGAGCGGGGTGAGGTACTTCCCCGGGAGATCCAGATCCGCTGGGCCCGCAAGCTCTGCTTCGAGCTGATCAAGCGCGGCTTCTGGATCGGGTCCTTCACCTTCGACGGCTTCCAGAGCGTCGACACGATCCAGATCCTGACCTCCCACGGCATCCTCTCGGAGCGGGTTTCCACCGACCTGAAGCCTGATCTCTGGAAGACCCTGAAGGACGTTGCCAGCGACAGTCGGCTCAAGATGCCGTTCAGTCAGCGCCTCCAGAACGAGCTGGAGGGCCTGTCCCGAGTTAATGGCAAGGTTGACCACCCCATGAACGGGTCGAAAGACGAAGCAGACGCCTTCGTGTGCTCTATCGTGGGAGCAATCGGTATAGGCGGCGAGGAAACCCCCGACGGCGAGGCCATCGACTCAGGCGGCTCTCTCTTCATGATCGGGGAGCAGCTGGCTCCACTGGAGTATGGACAGGGAGCCTTCGAGCTTCCATTCGGCATGAAGGGGATGAGCATCGGTGTCTAGTACCGCTGTTGAGGACAAGACCAAGAAGCCCTCCGACCAGACCTCGGAGATCCCTGCACTGGGCTTCGAGCAGGGTGTGGACTCCTCCTTGGCGTACACCACCCCGTTCAACCCCGTCGGCATGGGCCTGAAGAAGACCCCCACCGAGGACCTCAACGAGGTGCTCAAGGACGAGTACGACGTCCAGCGCCCCACCACCCGCCAGCTGGTCACCATGCGCCGCCTCGACGGCCACGCACGGGCCCTGTACCGCCTCCTGACGCTGCCGATCCGCGCCTCGCTGGTGTCGGCCACCTTCAAGCCTGCTGACGGCGGAGAGGCCGAAGGCAAGTTCATGGAGAACGTCTTCCGGACGGCCCCGGCCAACGGTGGCATGACCACCACCTTCCAGCGCTTCATCGGCCAGATGCTCGGAGCCCTGTTCGAGGGCTTCGCTTGTTTCGAGAAAGTGTTCTGGATCCCCACCAAGGGCCCACTCAAGGGCAAGGTCACCCTCCAGAAGCTGGCCTACCGTCCCTCCGACACCATGACCTTCGTCTCGGACAAGACAGGAGGCTTCGCCGGGCTCCGTCAGCGCGCCGTCACCGGGGGCAAGGTCACCGACGTCTTCATCGAGCCCGAGTACGCGTTCTACTACGCCGCGCAGGAGGACGAGCGCAAGTTCTACGGCGTCTCCTTCTTCGAGTCCGCGTTCCCGCACTACGACGCCAAGGCCAAGGCCTACTTCACTGCCCACCTCGCAGCCCAGCGGGCAGCCGTAGGCACCCGGATCGGCACTGTCCCCCCGAACGCCTCCCAGAACGCCAAGACCGAGTTCGCCCGGAACCTGAGCAGCCTCGCGCTGGCCCAGTGGATGATGATGCCCGAGGGCTTCAAGGTCGAGGTGCTGAAGGAGGGCGGAACCTTCGACTTCCTGAACCTCATCAACCACCACAACCACATGATGAGCGAGTCCGTCCTCGCGGCCTTCTTCGACGCGGACACGGGTGGGGGCTCCGGTGAGTCCGGTGCGCTGGTGAACTTCGCCAAGCCCGGGGATGACATGTTCATCCTGATGCTGCGGGCGATCATGGACGACGTCGCCAACCAGATCAACCACTACATCATCCCCCAGCTGATCGACTACAACTTCGACGGTGGCAAGTACCCGACCTTCACGTGGGGCACCTTCACCGACGAGCAGCGCGCGGCCATCGCAGCCACCTTCGACAAGCTCGCCACCGCAGGCCAGAGCGCCAACGTCTCCGAGGAGTTCATGCGGGAGCTGGAGAAGACGCAGGCCAAGGACATGGGGCTGGAGATCGACTGGGAGAAGGTCGAAGCACGCGAGGCCGAGGAGAAGGCCGCAGCTGCCGCCCAGTTCGCCCCCGGAGGCGTGCCGGGAGCGGACCCAGCTCTGGGTGCCGGGGGAGTCCCCGGAGACCCCACAGCAGGCCCTCTCGGGCCGGACGGGCAGCCTCTGCCTCCTGACCCCGCGCTGGAGATGTCCGATGAGGAGCTGGCGTCGATGAACTCCCTCGGGGATGTCATCGGGTACATGGCCGATCAGGCGGACAAGATCGCCGACTCGCGTGGCCTTCCGTCCTCGGAGGAGCAGCAGGCCAGCCAGACCGCACCCACAGCAGGCCAGCCGCTCGTTCCGGCCCAGCCTGTCGCAGCGCCCGCCGTGCCGGGCCAGCCCGCAGCTCCTGCTGTCCCCGGACAGCCCCCCAAGGCCAAGAAGCCCAAGGCTCTCAAGCCCGGCAAGTTCGGCAAGCCGCCGACGGTGGTCAAGGCCCCCAAGCCCGGTCAGGTCGCACTCTCCGGCATCTCGGACGACATGATGGATTGGGCCGACCGCATGTTGGCCCTCAGCAACGCCTCTGAAGGAGTATGAGCATGGCCCTCGCAACCGCCGCAGGTTCGGCATCAGGCCGGAAGGTCCGCACGACTGAGGGAGCCCGCTTCTTCGGGGTTCCCATCGGCACCGAGATCGGGAACCGTTTCGACCCGAACACGCAGGCCTCCACCCGGGCGATGACCATGACCCGTCTGGTCAGCCTCCAGCGCCAGTTCGAGATCGCCAAGGAGACCGGCAACATCAACGAGATGCGCAACGTGCAGGAGGTCTTCACCACCGCCGTGAAGGAGTACGCCGCCAACACCGGACAGCTCACCGACGTGATCGACGACCTCGTGGCCTCCCGTGGCCGGGCCGACAAGGCGCTGGGACAGAAGACCCCCGGGCAGGCCGATGCTCCCACCCCCGCCGCTCCCGCTGAGGCACCCGCTGCCCCTGAGGCCGCAGCAGCTCCCACGGCCTGATCGGTGCCCAGCTTCGGAGACCAGATCGAGTCGGCCCGACGGACCAACCTCGCCGTCCGGGCTCTGGAGGCTTCCTCCCGGCAGCGGATCATGGTGATCTTCGAGGCGTGGGCCAAGGGCGACTACACCGCAGCCTCCGTCCGCTGGGCGCTGGAGGCCGTCGTCAGGGACGCCTACCGCTCCGCTGCCACCGTCGGCCTTGCCCACATCGCTGAACAGGCCGGGATCCCCCGCTGGAAGCCCCGCTGGCTCCCGAAGAACGTGATCAAGTCCTCCTACCTCGACGGGCTCGTGGCTGACGTCCAGCGGAACCTCCGCGACTACAAGGCCAGTCCCGGCAAGCCCGAGGATCTGGTGCGGGTTGTTTCCAGAATCAGTCACAGCGCTGGTGTGGCCGCAGCCCGGGGCCAGACAGACGCCCTGCTCCGCAGTGCCAAGGAGCTGTCCTCCAGCGGCGGCTTCATCGTCCGCAAGTTGTGGCAGGCCAACTTCATCGACCACGTCCCCTGCGAGCTGTGCGCCGACCTGCACGACACCGAGGTGGCACTGGAGGCCGAGTACCCGGCAGACAACCGGATGAAGGTCTACGGCGACCTCAAGGGTCCGCCCCGACACCCCCGCTGCCTGTGCCA